GCCTTGCGTACCAGATGAAATAAGTGAATCAGCCATTTTTTCCCCTTGAAATGCGCTGCTCAATAATACCTACGAGGTAGCGCATACCCTCGCGATGAAACAGTTCTGTCGAAGTCACGTTGGGACCGGACACTGCTTCAATAGTAATAGAGCGCAGATAACGCAAGACTTCAGCGCCAGCAGTTCCACTGAAGACGCCATTGAAGATCTTGTTTAGTTCTTGCTCTTTATCTGGAGGACGTGGGATTCCGTCAGGCCCCACCACCTGTAGGCGTTTGTCCACCATTTTGCATAGCTCCCTGGATCTGCGTCATCTGTGCGACCAGATCTGCACGTTCCTTATCAGAGCGTAACAGGCGTTCCGGCACACCAAACTTGTCAGCAAGATACTTAGAAGCATCTTCGCTCTTGACAAGAAGATTAACAAGCTGCGGTCCAAAGCGTGCCTGGACCAATTCAACAAACCTATCGAACACAACAATGTCCTGCTGCGCCTGTGCTTGGGCAAGAGGACTTGTCGAACGAACCTTAACTTCACGACCATTGACGGTTGGAAGGTTAATGCGACCCTGCTTCTTCAGGATGTATACCACACGACGAAGGACAGGATTAACAAACTCAGAAGACAGGCGGCCAAAGGCAGCTCCAATCTGGCGGGACAGATCAGCCATGCGCTGCGCCACTTCAGTCGCGCTCATAGGTGTCTTGTCTGGGTTACCAAGCATATCGTTGTAGAGAGCCTTGCGGATATTCATACGCATATCGTTAAGGATCAACTGGCTTACATTGAAGTCGCCAGCGGGAGCGATGGCTCGCAAACCATTGGACCCAGGCGCAACAGGGACAATCGTACCCGGCAAGATCTGAACGGTATCTGGATTAACCACGCCGTCATCTTCCATCGTATAGAAACCAGAGATTGCCATCTGAGCATTCTCAAGCGTCATTTGTACGACAAGATTACAGGTCTTGATCGCTGGCATGGCATTCATCAATGGGCCACGGCCATAGACTTCACCAGCAGCCTTCGACCAACGGAAGGCAATATACTGACCAGAACCAACTCCAGAGAACTTCTCTTTGAAGTAGATGTCCTTAGTCTTGGGATCGAAGACTACTCGTTGGTGCTCTTCATCGAGAGAACCATAGATGCGATATGTGCAATCAACGAGAGTAATATGCTCATCTTTTCCGGTATCCAGTTTGCGCTGGAGATCCGCAGGGATCTTAGCCTTCGGATAGGCTACCGTGATATTGGATGCGCGGAGTGAACGCTCACGAAAGATGTGGTCGATCTTGTCATCCGGTCCGGTATCAAGAAAGAGCTGGCTCAAAGGGACGGCTGTGAAGATCACAGGATTGAGGGCATCACCTTCTGTGACCTGGATGCATCCTGTGCCAACGGCCAGATCAAGGAAAGCCTCGTGGGTTTCTTGAGCAAAGTTGGAGTTCTGGATGATCTCAAAGATGTAGTTTGTGACCTCTTCGAGGGCTTTGTCTACTTCCGACTTCTGGTCAGCAGGGATTTCAGAGCCAGCAATGAGTTCAGCCCAACGTGCAAAATTAGGCGTCAGACCTGACTGAAGGCGGGACGCAAACTCTTGCACCCCGACCACAGCGGTTTCATCGAAGATCTTATCAGTACGAACCTGTGCCTGAGACTGAGCATAGAGGCTCTCGCGCTGCGGCATCGAATATTCGTAGCATTCCTCAAACTTGGGAAGCCACATATCCTTGATGCTTTTAGCACGCCGAAAACGGTTAGAGAGGATCTCGGCCTCGTTGCCCGTAGTATCAGGTAGCGGTTCGTTGATAATCATATTAGCTTAACAGCCCACGGCCAAAGCCGCCGCCGCCTTTACTGCCAGAGATCAGGGAGCGAAAGCCAGACATGCCACTTGTACGCACGACCTGTTCCTGGAGACGGCGCTGCTTGTCTTCTGAACGCTGAGACTGAGCCGCATCAAGTTGAGCCTGACGCTGCTCGGCAATTGCGGGATCTGGTTCGGGGGTCTTCGGCGGGGAAGGTGCACCACACATGATATTCTCCTTTATCCTGCGACACTTGCAAATGTGCAGTCACATTTACAATGGACCGAATCTGACGCGAGGCTGTCTTTTCGGCATAGCATTCCTAGTGAATACATCAAAGTCGCGTCTTGCCACAACTGGTCTGGCGTTCTGTCCAGTATTAGTCAAGGCTCTGCCTTCACCACCACCGATCAGCGCATATTGCAGCGCGTCATGAACGTGCGAGAACTTGTTCTTGTCTGGCTTCTCTTCATATCGATCAGTCCCAGAGACTTGAAGACGTCGATATTGATAGCCGCCACGGAAACCTTTCAGGAGATTGACGCACTTCTGGTCCACCAAGAAAGCTGGTTGGCCATCGATGAGACGGTTCAACGCCGTACTCACAGCTTCGAGGCGAAGCGAAACGTCATTATTGCCAGCCGGATAGGCTTTGATGCCAGCCGATCTCAAGATCTGGAATGGCGTGCGCTCATCAGTCTGGGCTCGGTAATCGCCAGCCGGATCGCCATGCACATGAGCTTGGAACCCAGGAAACCGTTGAGCCAGTTCCATACGAAATAGGTCAGCGAACCTGACGATCCCCATGTCCTGGGCAACTAATTCGTGCAGTATCAACCATTTACCACGAATGTGCTGGCAGAAAACAGCCGCAGGGGTCAGGCCAAAGTCCATGCCAACGATGATGGGTACGTTTGGCACAGGGATGATTGGCTCCTTGGCCACATGGATTTCGTCAGTAAACATGGGATAAATCACCTTGCCGTCCGAAAGACTGCCCAGTTTATTCAAGACATAGACGTCAATCCAGTTCTTGGCCTTACCCTTGATGATATCTGGATAGTACTGAGGCGTAAGGTTCTTACGGTTCTCAGCATCAGGGTTCATCTTGTATCCGGTAAGATTACCGTCCTGATCTTTGATGGCCAGCATACCGCCGGGCTGGTTGAAGAACTTCCAGGTGTCGGGCTTCACCAACATGAGGGCTTCTTCACGGGTCACATGATCAGGCAGCGGCGCTTCGCCAGCCATGATTGGCCACCAATGATCTTCGTCCGGCGCATTGGTGTCAGCGATCACGCCATACCAAGTCGGGCCACCGTCTTTCATAGAAGGAAATCGACCGACACGCATGGTACAGGCGTCCACGATAGCCTTGGGGACTTCGCGTGCTTCGTTGATCCAGACGCCAGTGAGTTCCAATGACAGGAGTTTCTTCACATCTTCAGCTCTATCGAGGGCCAAGAAGATGACTTCCATGTCAACAGTGCCACGGCGAAGTCGATGGGTGTACGGCGGTGGATGCCAGAGCATCTTGCCCCAGATATCCTCGGGAAACCAATCCAGCCATGTCTTGATGGTTGTGGTTCGCAACTGAGGATAGGAATTTCGGACGATGGCCCACCGAGTTCGGCGCATACCATTCTTGTCCGGCTCTTGTTGCAGCGCACGCCGGAAGATCTCGACGGCGCAGCAGACAGATTTACCAGCGCCGACAGGTCCACGCAAGCCACGAAAGAAGGAGTTGTCCTTCATGAAGTGCTTGAGCGTATCGCCTTCCGGCTTATAGCTGAAACTCAATTGAACATCCCGGCATCGACGGCTTTCTTGACCAGATTGCCAGCAATCTCCGGCCCCCAAGCGTCAATGAGTTGATCGCACGCAAAGTTGGTCAGCTTGTCTTGCGGGTAATGCCTCAGATGGACTTTACGGACAATCACCCGCAGTCGATCACGATCTGTTGCAGAAAGTTGCGTAGTAAATCCACCGATCTCAAGAATGCCGTTCATGTCCAAACACCAGTTCTTGAACCATATCGAAGAGCTCGACTACATCATCCTTATCCAAAAGACCAGGATATGTAGCTACAAGACCACGGTCATCTTCATCGACGCCGATCAGAACCACGTTCTTGAGGCGTCCACGGACCAGATCCAAGATGTCATCGATGTCAGCGGGTTCGGTTTTATAGATTGTCTTTGGTTCGGAACGTGGCTTAAACCGGATGACATTGCCCATGGTCACAACTTATGAACGAGGAAAATAAGGATGACGAGCTGGAGGCTTATCACCAACAGCTCGCCAACTGAAAGAGCTATCTCGCTCACTTCATTCCCTTAGAAGCGGCCATCTTCTTGGCAACAGCCATAGCCATCTTCTTCTTGGCCGGAGCCATTGCCTTTGCAGCAACCATCTTCTTGGCCGCAGCGCCAGCCATCTTCTTTGCCATCTTTGCCATGTTACTTTCCTTTCGCGGCAAGCTCTTGGAACTTCTTCTTGCCGTACTTCTTGCGCCCGATATAGGCGGCAAGTGCCTTTGGATCTTTAGCGCCCTGCTTTTCGAGCTTCTCGATGAGCTTCTTATAGCGGCCACCACCACCCAATTCCATGGAATCCTTAGACATTTACTTCTTCCTTTTCTTCAAAGCCTGATATCGAGCAAGCAAAGCACGGCCTTTCGACACCGCACTAGCCTTGTCGCCACCATGACCCCAAGCCTCAAGGGAGAGTTTCAACCTCGTGGGCCTACCTTTGTCGTCTTTCAAAGGGCCATCCGATGAACCCATACGGACAAGGAACGATCCCTTGCGGCGCATCTCCTCTGGCCCAGAAGGCGAACCCTTCACCGGAGCCTTGAGATTACCGCCCGTCTCTTTCTTGTAAGAAGCACGACCAGCTTCGTTCAACCCACCCTTGGGGTTCTGACCAGCCTTACGTTGCCAAAGAGGAGTAGCCATCGATCACCAAAGAGTAAGAGCTAGAGAGCATGGCACTTGGAAGCATACCCTCTAGCTCAATGCCCCCGTACCGACAGAAGCAATGGCAAACTCTCATAGAGAGGATTTAACTCAATGGACTAAACACTGCATGTGTGCAGCGAACCTTGGAGGGGAAAAATAATTGTGGGGGACCTCGCAATGGGTAGAAGTCACTACTTTTAACCCCCCCCTCCCTATCAGGAG